GTATATCAATCGGAGGTTGTGTAAATATATTAGCTTGAGCTTTCTTTGGATTTTCAGCAAAATGTGTACCCTTATTTATAGCTCTATCACGATATTCTTTGCTTGGAAATGTTACCAAAATACCATCCTTATTATAAGCTTGTCTTTCTGGAAATCTACCGGTTTCAAATAACTTAGCGGTTTTATCTACAATAGTTTCAATATCAAATCCTGCTTTTTCAAGATACTCTTGAAGCACAAAAACATGATCTTCATTCTTTAGATTTATTGTACCGTTTTTTATACGATAATCGCAACAAACATCGTTTAATACTGATTTAAAGTTCATTTAGTATAGTTAATAAATATAAATATAATTAAACTATTACTAAATCATTGTAATTCTTACCTTTATAAACCTTTACTTTAAACCGGTTGTTCTTAATAATATTGATTAAATCATCTATTTCAGACTGTTCTACATTACCTACATCAAACAATATAGCATCATAATTATATAATATAGGTAATATCTCTTTACCGCTTACATACTTTAAACAAGCGTTTAATCTGTCAATACCATACTCAGTCTCAGTAGCCTGTATAATATATGCAAATAGTTTATTTTTATTTGCGTCTAATACATGTTTATTGGTTATCTTTCGTTTATAAATAGGAGTCGTTACATATCCTTTTGATTCAAACTTTTTCCAATATTCTTCTTTTAATTTTTCTACCTCAGCAAAGTATGGTATACCGCAATATTGTTTAGGTATCTGTCCATATAGATTTACCATTGTTAATTTCTTACTTTTTGCCAGTAAATCGGAGGTCACTTCATCCACATCATAATATTGTTTAGCTAAATGTTCATAAATCGTCTCTTTTTCAGGAACTTTATAATCAATTAGGTTAGCAACAATATATGGATGAAATCCGGTAAAGTCTACCATCAATAAATAACCATCTTCGTATCTAGATACAAAACTAGCTCTAGAACCATCATCTCTCTTTAGTGCTACATAATTTATACCATCATAACAATTACTTGGTCTACCAGTTGGATTGTAAATGTGATAATCGGTATATACAAATCCGTTGGTGGTTCGTGCTTCAAAGTACTTGCTGTATATTTCATTATCAATCTTTATACCATTTTTTTCAACTTTATACAGAGTTTCACTGATGATATTATTAAAGAATTTATAACAATAAGTGTCAGTCTTTTCTTTACCTAACTCTTTTATTTGTTCTACTTCATTATCAAACACATTTTGATGTACCACATAAGGTACAATCAAATTAAAGTCTTTTAGATTATTATGTGATATTGAAAATGTATTTTTACAAGTATTATTCGGTTCCGACAATGTTTCATTATTCTTTATAAAACCAAACAAGTTGACATCATACAAATCACAATTTAACCAATACTTGTAAGTCTTTTTATTATTAACATAAACACTTTTACCACTCAAAGACTTTTTGAATTTATCAAATGATATATCTTGAGGTAAATCTTTATGTTCAAAGTTGTAATAGTGTTTATCTCCCGAATGATAATCGTATACAAATGCAGCAATAGGTTTATTACATATGTTATGACGATTATTGTCTTGTATAATAAACTTTAAATATATTTTCTTGGAAAACTGCACATACTAACTATAACTCAAAAAAACAAATTTGTCAACTTGGTTTATAAAATTGAGTATAATTTGTAAAAATATCTTTGACACCTGGAATTTCTTTATCTATGTCATTAATCTGTTTGCGATTAAAATCTATAACTCCTTGTTGTGTCAACATTTTGCCTTCGTATTTGTTATTTAGTGTACCTACAATTTTCCATTTGAATTTAATTCTTTTATAAAGCAATGTAGAAACTAAATTGTAATTGTCTTTTGACACTTCTATTATTTCATTTGAATTTATTCTTCCTACAACGTATCTGTCAACATATCCAATTTTATAATCATTTTGTGTAGGTTTTGGCAAAAATGCTATAGGTAGATTTAGATTAAAAGTACCTAAATCTAACTTAACCTTGACATTATCCGGTGTATCTTTCATATCAAATTGGTACAAGTTCAATATTTTGCCCAGCCACACATCTAGCTAGACAACCGACTACAGTTTCCCATTTACCACCACCTTCAGTTATATTATGTGTGACATCCGTTATCATAAATATGACATTTTCCGGTATATATGGTTTTGGTAAATTTGTAATTCCAAAATGTTGAAACATTCTAAATCCAAATATACCGTCAAAAGTTACTGTTATTTGGAAGTTAGGTGAAATTCCACTATAAAGTGGTAAATTGCCTTCTACATCGCCGTCATCTATAATTTGTGACAATTTGTCTTTTAAATCAGGTGGTAAATTAAGTTGCTTATAATTTTTATCAGCGTCCTCTGGTTTTTGTCCATCTTTAACATAAGCGCTGGTAACCATTAAAACGTTATCAGATTTACCGTAAGTTTGTATACCAGCAATTAACGGATTTTGATCTACTGTTATTTCGCTTTTTGAAGGTACTTCATTACTTTCACCTGTGCCATCTTCAGATGGATTAAATTTTTCTAATCTGTCAATATATGCAATTGCGGGTTGACTAGAATTTCTAGCAGACATACTTGTATCACTATCAATCGGTTTATTTTGACCTGCTTGAAATAATGTGAGAGTCGCTTGTTCGGATGTAAGAGACGTATTTAATGATACAGATTTAATAAAAGATTCAGTACTTGCGATATCAAAAACATATACTTTACTTAATGTAGGTGCTTTTTCACCTAAATTAGCATAGTTGTTATCTACAATTGACAATCCACCGTCATCTGATTGAGAAACTTGAAATTTCCAAAAACCGTCTACAGCATCATTAATTAGATTTAAAATTGCAGTAGCAAATTGTTGAAGTGTAGTTACTTCAGAACTTTCACTAATTTCCATTATTTTTTTATGTTTTACATATATGTTTTTAAGATTTCCAAATTTATATTTTTCAAAAGTTCTTTGAACTACATCAGGCCTTCCTTTTGCTGGATCTATTAATATAAGTTTGTCACCTGATAAATTAACAGTCTTATCAAAAATAAACGGAAAAGAAATATTTGTTTGTGGATCATTTTCAGAAATATTCATTCCAGCTTCAACGCCTATATCATAATATAAACGATTTATGATTGTATCTAAATTATCTCTATACGCACCCGTAGTTTTAAACACAGTTTCTACTTTTTTAGCAGCTTTAAATATTTGACTGGAATTATCCACTTCAAGATCGTATTTCGAAGAAAAAAATGGATCGTTTATACTCTCTTGTGGTACATACCCGTTTAATGTGGATATTTTTTTTTCAGCTTCTTGTCTAGTATCATTATCAGTAGTTTCTTCGTTTAAAGATTTTACGACTTCAGGAGAAGGTGCGATTCTTCCAATATTAAACTTTGGAGCAATACCATTCGGTATTAAAACATTTGGGTCACAGGAGACAAGATTTGGATGTGCATTAATTATCTTATCTACATCAATTGTAAATGTTTTATTTTTTTCAACCGAACAAAATTTATTTACAACTTCAAATAAAAAATCCAATTGAATCCAAACATCATCATTGTTTTTGCTATCAAAATCTTTATCGTTTAAAAAAGAAATTGCTTTTACACCAGGTGGAGAACTATATGGAATGAAATTATCACCGTCTGGTATTGCAGCTCGTTTGTAAATGTCGGGAACATTTGTTCTTCCTATGAACACTCTGTTTTCAATTTTACCACCATAAAATGTACTTTTTGTAACATGATTTATTACTTCACCTTCATAACCATCATTTAATTTTGTTCCGCCTACTGTAGAAGCAACATAATCCATGAAATTTTTTCTACGAAGTACAGCTTCCCTTATTTTAGGAAACGCGGTTTTAATAAATGTTTTTAACCCCGTATATTCTTTGGTTCCATTTGGAACATCCTGTCCACTTTTATCTTTTGTAGTGGATGTAGTAGTACTTACATTGTTTTCTGCAGGCATACCTGCATATAAAGCTTGACGAGATGTTAATTCAACATTGCAACTATATATCATGCCGTCTTGAGTAGAAAAATCATACTTTGTAATTATACCGGTAATACATCCATAATTACCGTAAGACTTGTACCATCTATCTACTACAGTCTGTGGTGTTTGTATTAAATTCCAACATTCTTGTTCATCATTTAAATTTATTAGTGATTCTACATTGAAGAGATTCCATCCTATTTCAATAAATACATTTATTCTCGGTGTAAGGAAAAATGGAGCTAAATATTCCACTTGAGCTAGACTAAAACATTTGAACTTAAAACTGCCAAATGCCAACATATCTTTACTCGTTTTAATTTCAACACTTTCCAAAGCTGGCGGTGGTAATATCGGTGATACTTGAGTTTTTTGTGAAGAAAATTTTTCAACATATTCGGTTTGCCCGTTTTTTGTTTCAGCAGCTAAATAATTACTAGGCCATTGAGTCACATATTGTGATCTATATGATGGGTCTATATAATGGGGTGTACCATCTGCCTCATAACCGATAATTGCTTTGCTTTGTTTTAGAATATTTCCTTCTTGTCTATATCCAAATGCGTCATAAAATCCCTCGCCAGGAAACATTATAAAACCTTTATATTCTTTTTCTTTGCCGTTTTTATCTAAAATTCTAGAACGAGGAACAAGTCCATTTCCAGCCAATCCGGTGCCGTTTGAAAATATACGAACCCACGGTGTCATAGGCCCTTTATATTTTGAATGATTTTTAAAAAAGTTATATGTTAATGAAGACGGACTGCCTGGTGTAGGAAACTCCATTCCAATATTATTTGAATTTTTTCTTCTTCGTAATTCTCTTACAAGTGCTACTGGAATATTTTGTACTTCCCACCACTGTGGCGCTTCTTCTATTTCCGGTTCGTTTGCCATATAACTTAACTATTAATCTGTTTTAAATTTTGCAATATTAAAGATAAATTGCCTGGAATTCTTAATTGTTTTTCAGCTTTGACCGATAACTTTCCATCCGATATATTGTTAGCAACAGCTATAACCCACCAATAACTTTCATCGCCATAATATTTTTTTGCAATCGAATCTAGATAATTATCTTCCGATATAGTGACGTAAATGTCATCTTCACTTTCCGGTATAGTTGGATAAAATGTTGTTTTATAAACAATTTTACCATCGTAACGTTTTTCGGTTGGTGTAAATTGATATCTCATGTTTATTGACCTTGTACATCAGTGTCATATCTCATATTTAATGAGAATGAATTTTCTTTAATATCAGTAGATTTGTCACCGTAATTATCAATTGCAAGCACTCCTTCTTGATCAACATCGGTAGCACTAAATGTTTTAACAGGCGCATCTCCCCAAAGAGCTCTTCCAGTTTTTGCTCTATCTTTTTCCATAATAAACATTTGCAAGCTAATGTCAGCTTCTCTTGGAAATTGAGCTACTTTTCCTTTCATATCTTTATATATCCTACCAACATTAAAACTCCACAGATTATTCTTTATATAATCTTCATTTAACAATTCCCACGAAGCGTCGTCTGGTATTGTTATGTTTGCACTGGTAATTACAACAAAATGTTTTTTATAAAAATCGCCGAGTGTTAATTGAACCATAGACGGTATCATAAATCCTCCATTTGTAGTTGATGTATAATTAGCGGGACGGGTTAATCCTACTAAATAATTAATTCTTTGCCACATTGGCATCAATTCATTGACACTATGTGCTACAACTTTAAAACTAAGATTTAAGTCTCTAGAAAAATTCTTATAGTAATATAATTTATCAGGACGACCTAAATATTCAACAGGTTCCCAGTTTGCAGTATTGTTTTCTTGTATTCCTTTTATAGTAGCGTTAAAAGGTATAAATCTATTATTTACAATATCGTAAAAATAAAACTTTATAAAGTCAGGGCCCAATCCATTCCATTTTTCTTTTGAATCGTATAAATTTGTAAATTCAGTATCGTTCATTACACCCAACGAATTTACATAATCGGTATCATTTGTTGGTCTGATGAATCTGTCTTTATCTTTCTTCTGACCCAATCTGCTTGGATATTTTATGACATCTTGATTTTTTCTAAATTTACCTTGATAGGTTAAGCTATTTGGATCGTTAGCCGGTGTAGTTTTACTTCTAGCAGACTTTACCTTTGCTATATAATTAAATCCGATATCATCATCTAAAAATTGTTGTGGTTTACCTAATGCCATTGAATAACTATATCCTGCCTTGCTGACATCGGTTTGAGTAGATTCAAATATATTTTTTAACTCTGTAACTAACTGTGAAGTTTTATCGGTAAAAGTAGTTTTATAATTTTGTGAGAGTTTTTGATCGGAAAAAATTGTATAATTAGTTAATTGATCACTATATTCGTAATCAGGTGTTACTTTAACAACATCTCCATAACGATTATTTCCATTGGAAATATTACCCTCATTTACTGAATCTATGCTTTCTTGAGTAATTTTACTGGTATCCGTCAAATCAAGTTTGCCTACATTGTTGGTAGTATCAAATTTGGTTGTAAGTTTGCTATTAGTTCTACCACTGTTATTGTTACTAACATACAATCTTAGTTTATTATTTGAATTACCACCATTATAAAATCTAATTGCGACCGAACCGGCGTTAGTTACACTTTTAGTATTAAATCCTAAACCCTTTAACAATGTACCAAAAAAACCGCCTTTGGATGTTGATTGAGTACCTGTATAAAGTAAATAATTGCCTTGATTAACGCCTGCACTTAAATTTGGATCGTTATCAGTAGCTTGTGTAACAAAAGCACTCCATCTATCCGATAATAACATATATTGATATGTGTTTTCATCGGCACGATATTTTAAACCAGCAATTGGTTGAGTTGGTGGAAGTAAACCTCCTAACAAAGTATTATTCTTTAAAAATGATCCAGCTGCTTTTAATAAATTACCAAAAAATCCACCACTTGGCGGCGGTAATAATGTTGAATACCGAGGACCGTTATAAGCATTTGTTGCCGTATTACCTCTTATGAGACCCTTAGCACCATCTTGTCCTATAATAGGTAAAACTTTATCACTTCTATCTCCACCTCCAAATATACCACCAATATTAAAAAATCCACCCAGTCCAGATTTTGGTTCGCTGTCGGCGCTAGCTACTGAACTTCTTGGTGGAGGTGGATTACCAGCAGTTGCTCCAAAAAAACTACCGACTGTACTTATAATTCCACCTAAACCTGTTGCGCCTACCAATCCTCCTATTAGATTACTGGTATCAATAAATCTTTGTGGTCTATTTAATAAACCAAATGTTGCTGGCCAAAAAGCGGCTAATATTGGACTGGCAGGATTATACACTTTAGTTTCATCAAATGTTTGAAAACCTTGTAAAATAATCTGTTTAGTTAAAAATCCAACGCCTTTACCTGTACCTAAAAATCGCGTTACTCTAGTAGTATCTCTTAAAGCAGCTTCTACTGGAAATATACGATTAGTGCCTATTTTTTGTCTTTGTCCTTGATTTGGATTAACATAAAAAGGAGGAGCCAATTGAGACTGTACAAGTCCTTTTAAATAAAGATCTTGTGGTTTATTTTTGCTATAAAGTACTTCGCTGTTATTTCCAGTGTTAAATAATATTTCTAATTTACCGGGAGCTCTTGTGTCTATATACCGACCTGTAGGTACAGGCAGTAACAATCCATTTGATTGTACTTGGCTCAATGTACTCACTTCAGTACCACCTGGTTGAAGACCGGCTATATATGTATTGCTATTTGCCATTGATTATAAATATCAAATTAGAACAAAGTTGTTAATTGACCTAATGAACCGAATTTTGTAGAAGATGCTGCTAATAACTGATTTGCTTTTTGACCGTCTATATAGACAGCTATTTGACCGGATGTCATAAGTTGTGTCAGCTTATCCAATCTTTCTACTACTAATCTATTGGAATTTATTATTGCATCTACAAGTTCATTTTTAACGGGTTCTGATTTACCAGCAGATTTTTCAGCCGAATTCGTTTCTTCGCCGTCGCCACCGCCAAATATACCAGATACAAAAGAAACAGCTTTGCCTGCTAAATTCATTACGGTACCACCAATTCCTTTTATTTTATCTACAATTTTTCCTAAGCCGTTTATTACAAAATCAAATGCTACAGAAAATATATCTTTAAAAACAATTCCTACTTCTGATAGTGATGTCTTTATGTAATTAAAGGCTTTTTTAAATGGAAATGTTATTATCTCATATAATATTTCTACAATAGATTTAAATGCATCTACAAAAGTTGTTTTTAAAATGTTTATTATTTCAGGTATAATTTCTTGTGATTTTTTAAATGGATACGTTAGAGATTCAAAAACCATATCAGTAACCGATTTAATTCCATTTACAATCAACAGTCCCAACAGAGAAGGAGATTTACCTCCAAAAAATTCCACGATTTTATCAAAAGCTAATTTGAAAGGTGAAAATATTAATTCTAAAAGCGTTATTCCTAATGAAGCGATTCCTTTAAGTATCAATAATCCCAATTTTCCTACTAAAGTAGCTACTGCAATTGGAAGTTTAATTACATTAAACATAAATATTTGTAGAAAAAGATTTCCAATATTCATAAAAATTTTACCCCATTCTACTCCTCCGCCTCCAGATCCCGTAAATAATTTTTCAATCATATCAGGCAAACTTACTAAAGCGTCTAGTAGATATGTAGTTACATCTTTAAAAATGGCACCGAAATCTATTTCTGCAAGTAAACTGGGTATTTTTTTAATTAAATCCCCAACCATTTTCAGCGGCTCCAATATTACGGTTTCAAATACTCCTTTTAATCCAGCTTTAATTTTATCTGAAAATGTACCTGTAGTGGTTGTGAATGTTTTAATAAATGCAGTCGCGCCTTGTATAACGGTAATTACGAGGCCAATTGGACCTAGAAATTTAGAAACTGCACCAAAAAGTGGTCCTATTTTTGATATCAATCCAACACTTCCACTTGCTCTTGTAAAAAATCCACCCAACTTTCCGAAAGTTCCGCTTATTATATTTCCTACACCACCAAACACTTTTGAAAATAAAGATCCTATTTTTGTAATTTTAGGAAATTTTAAAAGTAAATTCTCAACTTTCACGCCTATATTAAAAATTGTATCGGATAATTTTAAAAATTGATTTCCTACACCACCAACAAACCCAGATATAGTTCTAAAGCCCTTTCCGAAGCTTGATATTTCAGTAGAAATTAACTTTATTTTACTGGAAATTTTTTCAAACCCATAAGCAATATCGGTTAATCTTTCCACCGGTTTAAACAAACTCTGTGTAAATTTAAAAATTCCATTTGTTAATTTACCTATACCAGTTAAAGTACTTCCAATTGGTCCAACGACACTTGAAGAAAAAAGTATTGCGAATGATTTTACCGCAACAAACCATTTACCAATTTCCATAGCAATTGATTTAACTTGTTCTTTATTTTCTTTTAGATAATTAATAACTCCTTCCAATATTGGACCGATAGCTTCTAAAATTGGGCCTGCCAATTCCATAAACAATTGATTTATTTGGTTTTGAATTGTTTTAATTCTCTCTTGATTATGTTCTCGTTTAATACCATCTTCAAATGCTTTTTGCTGCGCAGCTTTTTCCGCCGCGGATCCTTTTTCCATTGTTTGTGCCATTTTCTTACGATTCTCAGCTAATTTTCTTACTTCAGGATCTTGAGATTTAAGTGCATCGTTTAAATTCTGTTCGGCACCCAACATATCTTGCAACTCTTTAACACTCTTACCTGCTGCTTGCGCAAATGCTTCTTGAGCAATTGGATTCAATTGATTAAACTTAATCTTCTTTGCTTGATCTAATATCAATTTATTTGCTTCAACTACTTTTCCTTGGAAAGCCAATCTACGAGCTTCATTAAAATTAATATTTTTACCAATCAAAGCACTAGCTTTAAGTTCGTTTTGTATACTACTTTCAAAATCTAATAAACCTTTAGCAGTCTTTGCCATATTATCAAGACTAGTTCCCATTTGTCTTGCTTGAGCAGCTGCTCTTACCATTTCATTTGCATTTTTACCAGCAAACATTCTTGCTTCATCACTTGCATTAGCAACGTCATTCATTACATCATCAAGTCCAACACCATAAGCGGTAGATGCCATTTTGGCAAATCCCATCATATTTTTATTTGACATTGCACTTTTACCGGTAATACCACTCATCGTTTGTAAAAACTTTGCACTGGTTGCGGAAGCGATACCAAATTGAGCAGACATCAACGAAACGTCTTTAACTAAGCTTTTTTCAGCAGCTTGTAAAGATGTAAATGTAGAACCAATATCTTTCATCGTAACACCAGCTTGTTCAGCCGTTACTCCAAAATCTGCCAGTTCTGTAGCAGTTTCTCTTATATTTTTTTCAAATAATTGACCTTCACTTCTTAAAAGTCCAAATTTTTGTCTTACGCTTGTAGCAGCAGTATCAATCTGATTAAATGTGCTAACCAATTTATCTAATACACCTGAAAATGTAGTTGGTATATTTAATTTACCTGCCAAATTATTTGCAGAGTCACCTGCTTTATCCAAAAGTTTAACTGAAAAATCAACACTCTTATTTATTCCCTCGAATATTCCTTTCGTCGTCTTTAAAAATTCATTTTTAATTTTTATGTTTTTAAGTTCTCGGTTTGATTGTTCAAGTAACTTTTCTTCTAAATTAATTTGTCGTTTTATATCAACAACCCCTTTTTGTGTAATATCATATTCTTCTTTTGATAAAGTAACGATACCAGCGTGGTGTGCCAACAATTTACTTTCAAGCGCAGAAACTAAATTAGTGTTATCTTTTATTTGTGCTAAGCTGTTCATTCTGGCACTTTCTAATGCACCAATTTTTTCAGTCGTTTTCTCTAACTGCGCAGTTATTTTTTCTTCAAGCGTTTTATTTTTTAAAGATTCTTTAAATTTATCATTGTTAGTTTTATATACTTGACCCAATTGTTTAGCCAAATCCACCATTTCTGACTCAACTTTTTTAGCATTTTCTAAATTTGATAAAGTTTCTTTAGACTCCGTACCGTAACGTGAAAGAGCCTCGGCTAATTTTGATGGATCAAATGATGCTGCCATATCTAATATAAATATACCAAATTATTAGTTTTTATATTAAAATGGTTTATCTATTTTACCGGATTTTTTGTTGGGCTGTTTGTAACTATCATTTTCTTTGTTTTTAATCTCTACTAATTGTCTATAGTAGAAATTACGTAAGAAAACAGGCAATTTATATGCAACATCAACGTTTATCGCACCTTCGGAGAAATAACTCAGTTCAAATATTTGTTTGTGTAGGAAAACCTTGTATTCAGGATTCAGGCCAAAAAAACTGTACCGTCATCGGTACATCCATCCTTTCTTCGTGATTACAGTTTTCACATACAAAGTTAAAACCTAAATCAAGTTCTGGTGCCACGGTTTTAATATAACCTCTCAACGCCATACTATCTTTTGAAAGTAATTCATTGTCAACGAATTTATTTACAGCAGCGAGATCTTTTTTACCATCTATACTAGTGATGAGTCTCTTCAATCGTGTAGTAACTTCTGCACTGGAATTTTTTTTGATTTTATTAATTGATTTTAGATCACGATCAATAATTTCTTCATCGCCGGATGTTATTAATTTAAAAGTAATTTTTCTCTTAGAAAACGGAAACTCAAATTCAAATTCATTAACTCCTCTTTCAAAGTTAGAAAAATCAATTTCTTTTTCAACTAGTTGTGATAAATCAATATTAGTTTTGTTTTCAAAATTACACTTCTTACATTCTATTTTGACAGGACCGTAATTGTCACCATATGCTAATCGTCTGGCAGCAATAAAAAGTGCATTTTTATCAATCATCAACAAATCACTTACATTTATTCCTGGAGTAACAATTAGACTTTCAAGAAGTTTATCAAGAACAATACCTTTCTTAATATAATTTTCATTGGTTAAAATATCTTCTTCTCTAGCAGTCATCATCTTCATTTCAACACTACCTTTGCTGAGTGGAGTTGTTTCTTCATAAAAATATCCTTTTGACGGCAATGACACTGTTTCAGCAGGATAAGTTGGGGTGTTGTTTGAAGACTTTGTAGTAGAAGCTTCGTGTTGTTGTTTTAAATGTTGAATAAAAATTTCGTCACTCATAACTTTATAACAATATATAGTGCTTTATATAACTTTTTAGTTATTATATTTTATACTAAAGCAACTATACATTATTTAATTAATCTTTTAAATTATCTACAGCAGATTGCTTTAATTTTACATCAATTTCTTTTGTTTTTTTTTCTTCAGGAGTTTTTGCACTTTTAAGTGCTTCTTGTGCTTGTTTAAGTGATTCTTCTGCTGCTGCAAGTTCTATCTTTTTAAGATTTTCCGTTGCATTTTTTAGATCAACTGTTATTTTATCCACTTCTTGTTTGGCTGCATTTATCTTAGCTTCGTCTTCTTTTATTATACCAACAATAATTCTTTTTAATGTTTGTTTTTGTTTTTCAGTAAGTTGATTTGCAATTGCGCGTAATTTAGTATCCAAAATTTGTTTTACTACATCACTATATTTACCAAATAAATCTGTAATAAACAGTTTCTTTTGTTTGGGAGTAAGAGTGACATATTGTTTTCTCAATTCACTTGCACTTCTTACTTGTTTACCTAAAACCGTGAAATCTGTAGTAGGTGTTGTATCTATATAACCGTGTTTAATAGCAGGTTCTAACTTATCCAATTTTTTTGTAAGGGGTTGTAAATAAGAAGGAGATCCATCTTTTTTAGTAAATTTACTGAATCTAGGATCCTCGGTCATGTCTTTTTCACTTACAGCAAATATTAATGAGTCTCTATCTAAATCAATAGGTATTTGACCCATTAAGTTATTTACGTTGTAATTTGAAACAACTTTAATTATTTTGGATAAAGGTATGCCTGTTAGTGACATCATTGTGGATTTTTCATCAAAATTAAACGGCGATTTTGGCAATTCTATTTTATCGGTAGTTGTTATATAAACATTGCTACCACCATATTTTGTACTTAAATAATCGTATACACTCTTATGACCTTTGTGGAATGGATGAAATCTTCCGGGGTATATTACGAATATTTTTTTGCCCATTTGCATATAATAATAAATAGAAAAACCCCAGCGTTTGCTGGGGTTCTTTTTGATAAATATTGATTAGTATTGAAGAATTGCGTAATCGTATGCTATACCAATAGTGATCATTTGAGCAGCACCGTCATCACTCCAGTCCATATCTGTGAAATCTGCATTGGTAATAAAAGCACCTTTTAATTGCCATTCTTCTACCTTATCACCCACGGGCCCGAGTACATTGATCGTAATATCCTTCTTATAGAAATCTTGATAACCGTCACGACCAGTTACAGATTCGTGGTGAAGACGAACCCATTCCATCACAGCTTGTGCGCCGCTAGGAACGATTGGATCATAAAGTTCCATTGAGATGTCATCCCATACACTCTTACCTTTGTAGTATGACTTGACATTGATATGATCAAGTTCTTTTTTGGCTTGAGTGATCTTAGGACGATTAACCTTCTTTACAATGAAAGAAGGTATACCGTCAACATAAAGGATAAAACGATTTTTTACCTTCGGTTCAAACGAAGTATAAAATATTTCCGATGGATTTAGTAATTCTGCCATAATTTAAGCCTTTCTTTTTTTATAAATATAACAAAAAACAAATTATTTTTATATTCTAGTAAAAATAATTAATATTTATCAATGTACGAGCCAAAAGTAAATTATGAGTAGACCAAAAAATAATCCGGATTATATTGTTAAAGTATGTAAAAATTGTAATACAGATTATAAAGTTTCTTTTTATAAGAGAAACAAATCAACTTATTGTAGCAAAAAATGTTCAAATACAAATATTGATGTTTTAAACAAAATACGTGAATCTCAAAAGAAAACTCACATTCAAAAGTATAATGGTTTGCATCCGATGCAAACAGAAAAAACAAAACAAAATTTTAAAAATGCTATTATTAATAAATACGGCGTTGAAAGTTATAGCAAATTATCCGAATACAAAGAGAAAGTTAAAAAAACTAAATTAGAAAGATATGGTGATGAAAACTATAATAATATATCACAAATAAAGTCTACATGTCTTGAAAAATACGGAGTAGATAATGTTTTAAAAAATAAAAAAATTAGAGAAAAAATAAATGACACGGTAAAATATAAACATTTTAATTTCATTAAAAATTATTGTGAATCAAAAAATATAACGCCTTTATTTTCCGAAGAAGAATATAACGGTTACTTATTTCACAACAAATATAAATTTAACTGTAAGAATTGTACTAAAATATTTGAAACAAACGTTTATAAAATAAATCATATATTTTGTGATTTTTGTAATCCGATGGACAAAACAACACTTGAAAATGAACTGTTTCAATTTATAAAATCAATACTAAATGACGATGTTGTTGTAAAAAGAAAAGATCGTACTATTTTAAACGGTAAAGAATTAGATATTTATATACCTTCAAAAAATTTAGCGTTTGAATTTAATGGATTATATTGGCATAGTGAAAATGGAAATAATATTAAAAAATATTATCACTTAAATAAAAGTCGCAGTTGTATATCAAAAGGTATACGGTTAATTCACATTTTTGAAAATGAATGGCTTTATAAAAAAGAAATTGTCAAATCAATAATTTTTAATACATTAAACAATAATAACTTAAAAATATATGCTAGAAATTGTGATGTAAGAAAAATTACCGAAAATGAAAAAAACATTTTTCTAGAAAAAAATCATTTACAAGGAAAAGACAAGTCTTCTATTAAATATGGTCTTTTTTACGAAAAAGAATTAGTATCGGTTATGACGTTTGTTAAGTCTAGATTTGACAAAAAAATACAATACGAAATGTATAGATATTGTAATAAGATAAATACTACAATCGTTGGGGGTGCGTCTAAACTGTTTAGACAATTTCTCAAAGAATACGATCCTATCAGTGTAATCTCTTATAATGATAAAAGGTATTTTGATGGCGTCGTTTATCAAAATTTAGAATTTGCATTTATAGAAAATACTCCGCCGAATTATTGGTATATCAATCCAGATTATAAACACATTCAAAATAGAATGACATTCCAAAAACATAAGTTATCTAAACTCCTCAAAACCTATGATAATAGTTTGACAGAATGGGAGAATATGACACAAAATGGTTATGATCGTATCTGGGACTGTGGTAACGGAAAATGGATATGGAAAAAAACTTAAGACTTACTTAAACTTTTATCTATGATGTTTTTAGTCGTATCTTTTATACGATTTAAATAACCTTTGGATCTTAATAACTTAAATACTAAATTTTCAGTACTATATTCGCCTACACTATCCAATCCACTTTGACGCATATCATACAATCTTTTCATTATGTTTTTAAGAGCAATACGATCTTTACTTGATAACGCATTTTCTATTTGTTTTACAAGCTCTTTGTACTTCTTTTTAATTGCATCTTTATCAATTTTAATTTCTTCATACTCAGGTTTAAGTATCCATTTATTATTGAGTACACTATAAATTGCTTGACTTTTATTTTTTTCATCTAAGTCTTGTATATAAACTTCAACTGGATGATTGCCTATTCTTATATGATGATTTTCATTCC